AGGTAACTGATGATAGTGATTTGATTTCCGTTGGAATCCCCCCCCGAAGGGTGGGGGTTGACTTTCAGCAACTGCTTCAGCAGTTACCTGAAGTCATCACTACCTATATAATGTGTATGTAAGTGGTTGTTAGAAAAGATTGCCCTTGCAATCTTACCCTCTAGAGGGTTTTTCTAACAATCCCGTCATACGCCGATATAAACTAGCAACAATAAAGGTAGAACTTGTGTCCTACCTTTATTATTAGAATTATAAATCCCATTCTTCAAGTGCATGATATATAGCAGAAGGATGTGTTTGACCACAATCCATAGCAGAATGATAAGAATATATAAATTCTTCCCATAATCCATATTTAGATACAACAGGGTATACATCAAGCATTTCCTGTACTGAAAATTTATATTTTAATTTTCTTTCAAATTCATTAAGTGTCATTGTATTACCTCAATGTTAAATGTTAAAGAAAGTATCACACCCACATTATGTAGGTGTGATACAGGGAAGGAAACCTAAGAGAAATCTCTCGTATCTTTACGAGGTGCATTACTCTTTTTCTTGGACTTGCCTGGCTCATAAGGTATATATTCCTTACCATTGTTGACCTTGGCAATAAGTTCAAGGACATCAACAAGAGCCATATAGATGTGATAAATAGATGTTATAGATAACATTCTCTTCTGTTCAAGACGAAGAGTAACATCTGGGTCACGAAAGTCATCCATAGCTTGAGCAAGTGAGTGAGGATTACCAAACATTGTGTTTAAATCCTTGTTGCTAAGATGAGATGACCATACATCATCAAGAGCAATATCGTCATTGATATCTAGCATTCTCTTGACATTGTATTGAAGTTGCCTTGTCAGTTCATCTGCTATCTTTTCCATAATTGAATCTGAAAGATAGTAGTTTTCATAGAAGTGTTCGTCCAAGGCACGAAGGTCTTTGTATATACCAAGAAAAGGTACAGATGATGATTGGAATGCTACATCATCTAAGTAATGATTATCAGCAAGTTTCATCATAGTGTCCTTCATTGGTACATATACTGAAGTTTCAATGTATTTACCCTGTTGGACAGTTTTAGGTTTTGTTGTATTTTTACTCATTATATAATCTCCTTATGTATGAGTGTTTATATTTAGATATCAATACGATATCTATAATTAAGAAACAGATGATTACTAACATAACCATCACATTTCATAATTTGGGAAAGAAAGAACATAGAAATTTTTGGATAACAACAACAATCGGGAGTTTCGCGAATGAATGCCACCACCACCAACTAAGGTGGTGGCAGAAGGACTATTGTTGTTGTTATTCAAAAACCCTGCCTCCTTTGGCAGGGCTCGTTTCTATGTTATTTCTGGACTTATCAATTAGCTTTTTCATATACCCTTGTAGCCACAAGGGTATCTCCATCAGGTATGTTGACTTTTTCAATGGGTACTGATATATGAAGAGTATGTCCGTTGCAATCAAAGAGAACAAGATTACACCAAGAGCAAAGAAGTTAGTAGATACACTCGTAGCAACAGGGTGTACAATAACAGAAGCGTCCAAAGTCGCAGGATATAAGGGAAACAGTTCAAGAGTAAGTGCAAGTCGTATGCTACGAAACCCAGAGGTACAGAAGTATATGTTTGAACAGATAACTCACAACTTGGGAATGAGTGCTGTCAAAGCTCAATCAAGGTTGTTAGACCTATGTACCTCTGCGAAGAGTGAGTATGTACAGCTTGAAGCTAGTAAGGATATACTTGACAGAGCAGGATTCAAAGCACCAGATAAACATCAGCATATGGTTAAGGGTGATTTCCGCATCAACATAGACCTAAAGTAGCTATGGGGGTCTAAAAAAGTGAATCGTGCCCCTAACATATAGTCCTACTCACTCATTAGAGTCTTTCAAGGTTCGTTGCAATTTTTTTTTTTTCTGTTAAGGTTTGATTATGGCAAGTAAAAAGAAAAAAAGTTTATTAGGTCGTAAGTACGAAAAGAAGATGCAAAAGACACCTTCTAGTTATTATCTTACAGGTAACCATCCAAAAAGTGCAGATTATTATAAGACTACAAGAGTTAATCCATTTACTAATGCTCATAGTTATACACCCACGACCACAATACCTGCAAATAAAAACGAAGTAATTTATAGTAGAACAAGAAGCACAGGAGCAAGAACACAAAATCCACGACTAACCCGTGCAATAGAAAGTGCGGCATCTTCACGAAAAAGAACTATAGAAACTCGTGAGTATATGAAAAATTTGCAAAAAGAATTAGATAATGTAAAAGGTCGTGGTTACAAAGGCCCACTTGCTGATGTGGCAGATAAATATTTTGGCCCTATTGCTAATCCTATTGGTGATGCAATAGAGAAAGGATATTCTAAAGCCGTACAGGGTGCAAAAAAAATTAAAAGAAAAATAACTAAAAAAGCAAAGACGGCTTTAAAAAAATATAGAAAGAAAAAGAAAAAAGAATGATAACATATATCGTAGTATCAACAATTCTATATATTCTTTTCTAATGTCTAGTTCACCTGCTTGGACAAGAAAAGAAGGCAAGAATCCCAAAGGTGGTTTGAATGCAAAAGGTCGTGCTTCTTATAAGGGCGGCACATTAAAAGCACCTGTGAAGTCTGGAGATAATCCTAGACGAGCATCCTTTTTAGCTAGGATGGGAAATATGCCGGGCCCCGAAAAAGATAGCAAAGGTAGACCAACTCGTTTACTTTTGTCATTAAGAGCGTGGGGTGCATCAAGTAAAGAAGATGCACGGCGTAAAGCTAAAGCAATGTCAATACGATTAAAAAACAAAAAGAAAAGGAGCAAAAATGCCTAGTACATTAAAATCATACGGAACTACAAAAACAAAAAAAACGGCTAAGAAAAAGAAACCTATGAAAAAGGGTTACTAATGAAAGGTGTAAAGCATTATACTAAATCAGGGGAAGTTCACAAAGGTGGATCTCATAAGATGCCGAATGGTGAACTTCATTCTGGTAAAACACATTCATCTTCTAGCAAAAAATTATTTCATTTTAAAGATTTGCCCAAAAGTGTACAAAGACGAATTATTATGCTAAAAAAGAAAAAAGGATAATATGGCGTACTCACCTCAAGATAGAAAAAAAGAACTAAGGCGTAATCCTACAAACTTTACGGCTCGTGCCAATATGGGTGCTTATCGTGCCTTTCTTCGTAAAAAAATGCAAGAAAAAGGTACAAAGTCAAAAGTTAATGTTAAACGAACAGGTGATAAAACTGTAACAACTACAGACAATACTCTTTATAATACACCAATAACTAAAACAAATTTAAGTACATCAGCACAAAACAAAACTGAAGATAAAGTAAATAAACAAGAAAAGAAACAAAAAGAAGTAGTAAAAAAACCTGAGAACAAAGTTAAAACAAAAGAAAAACAATCAGAAAATAAACCCGCTATTGGCGATAGAAGTGTCTTTGATAAAAGTGAAACAGAAGCTATCAATCGTAAAATATTGCTTAAACGAGAGCAAATGGAAAGAAAACTTGGAAGAAGTCGCACAGAGTCTTTGCAAAAAGGTCAGCAGGATATACCAGAGTTTTTTAAATGGGCAAAAGAAAATCCTACTCAGTTTATAGCGGCAATCCCTGTAATGGGAGGCACAACCTATCTTGGTCTTAAAGCGGCGTCAAGACTTCAAGGTATGATTGGAAAGAGCAAGTTTAGAAAAAAATTAACTGAAGCTGTAAAAGGTAGTCCAGAATTTCTAGGTAAAGCATTTAGATACTTTACTAAAAAAGCAGGTGGTGGATTTAAAAAAGCTACCGAAGGTGCAAAAAAATTCAAAAAGAAAATAGATGATGTAGATAAAACAAAAACTAAACAAAAAACAAAACAAAAAACTAAACAAAAAACTAATACAAAAAGCGAACCTGACTTTACAACAGATTCAAAAGGCACAACAAGAAAAACAAAGTCAACGACCAAAAAAAAAACTCAAAAAAAAACTGAAGAAGAAACGCCTGTAAGAGGAGATGTAAGGGATATAAAAAAGAAAGGCGTTCCCGGATCTGATAAACCACCTGCAAATGCAGAGCGAAGCACAATGGATCGCACTACAGGTAGATACAAGAAACAAGCCACAGTAAATAAATATCAGCAAAAAAATAAATCAACGGCGCAAAGTAAACAACAAAAAGAAGAATCAGCAGTAGCAGAAAGAAGAAAACTTAATAAAATAGAACGAAGCGAAACTACAAAAGCAGATTTAAAAAAAGAAGATAGGTCATCTACTTTTGCACAAAATAGAGCAGATAGAATCTACGACCAAGCCGTAAGAGGTAGGGGTCAGGAGTTTATGGAAAGTGCAGAAAGGGCGGCAAGAAAAGAAGGTCTTGATTGGGTTAAGATGCGAGGTCGTTTTATGAAAGTATATAATGAACAAGCTAAACAAATAACGACTAAAAATACTGCAAGAAATCAAGGTGTCAAAGGAAAATCAAAAAGAGAAGGTATTTATGACATAAAAGATGTGCCTCCTAAATTAAGACAATTAATGAGGAATATTCATAATAGCGAAAAGGGTGCAAAAAAAGCAAGTCCTAAAGCATATGAAGAAGCAAAAATAGACAGAGAATATAAATCAATGATGAATCCAAAAGCAAGAGAACCAAGAAAGGCAGGAAATGTAAACAAAGCAGGTAATCTTAAAGATAAAAAATTAAAACCCGGTGGTTTATTAGAAGATGCAAAAAAAAGATCCCAAGCAGAAATAAGAAATAAGCAGTTTGAAAACCAAAAAATGTTTGTAGATAATATGA